ACTGTTTCTCGTAATCAACATACTTATCCAACCCAAATTCAGGAGGTAATCCAACTGAAAATGAAATTACTTCATTTTTTAATGGATTAGGTTTTTTCAAATAACAAAACTTAATATTCTCACCTTCACCAATATTTTCATACTTATGCTGAAGATTTAATTCTTTAAGTCTATTATTATATAGAATAGCTCCTTTAGTATGAATTGGGCAACCGCTGGCATACAATGTTTTTGAATCACTATATTTTTCAATACCATTTACGCCACGCGGAAATGAAATTTCTTCAACAGAATAATTGTAAAATTCAGATTTAACACTGGAAACGAAATCCTGAACATCAGATTCAGTACCATTTAAGATTAAACCTACAGATTTCTTTAATTTATCTCTAATAACTTTCGGTGTTGAAGATTTAACAACTTCTAGACCCATAATTTTTAATTTAGGTTCATTATACACAACACCTTCATTTTCGTAAACGTTTAATGCATAACGCTTTTTACCAGTCCAAAAACCTTTAGAACTAATCGCTTCTAATTTAAATGAAATACAATCTCGATGTACATTTGTATACCGCTGAAGATCGTAACAACATTCATTAATGATTGGATCAATCTTTTCCTTACAAATTTTACTTAGTACAGGAATAACGTCCTTAACATCTTTATCTGAATAAAATTTATCAACAATCGGCTCAAGCGTTAAATAAATTGAATCTGTATCTTGATAAATAACCCAAGGATATTGAGTTTTAAATAGAGAATTCAATTTTTTATCTACATATTCACCAACGCTGATAATAATATATTGACCAGATAAAGTTACAGCTCTAGCATTTTCTAAAGTATAATATCTAAAGAATGCATTACCTAGTGCGCCATACAAACTATTCATAGCAATTTTAAATGCCATTTGTTCGTTATTATATTTTGAGATTAAATTATGTAATCGTTTATATTCAGCTTTAGCTTCTTTTTTATCTATTTTAGAACCTTTTAATAATTCTAATTCGCTCTCATAACGCAACATTGTTGATTTTGCTTCTTTACGTTTTTTCATGTAAATATCAATCAACTCAGGGATCATACCAACTTTATCTTTTCTATACATAGCACCATTAGCTGCTACAGTATATTCCTCAGGAAAATCGTATTCTTTATTCAGCAACCCTTTAGTTGTAATGTTACCATCAAACATACCAACAAAGGTCTCTAGGGATATGTTCCAGGTCTGCATAATACTTGGATACAGACTGGTAGCATCAAAAGCAGTAACCCACTTGTAGAATCCTGGAATTGGTTCACGGACGAACGCTCCTTCAAACTGTTCTGATTTACTATTCTTAGATCTTGGTGGAATAACAACATTTTTAGATTTCAAATGATTAAAAATAATTGAATCCCACATACGAATTTGACTGAATACGTCACCATAATTAACTTTTGCCAAATAAGACGTAGTTAAACATAGTTCGAGCAATTTCATTTTGTCTTCAAGTTCATCTACTCTATCGCAATCGATAGTGTTATATAAGACAAATTTATTCCACCCATAAGTATAAAAATCTTTAAACGTATCAAATTCGCTATGATCTAATTTACCACAATTTAATTCAACTTGAGCAATAGTTTCTAAACGATAATTCTCTTGTTTTGTATAAGTGTATTTTTTGTATAAATCTCTAAAATCAACAACAGGAACCCCAACAATTTCATAAAGAGTTGTAGCTTTACCATAATCGTCTTTAGTTTTTCGTTCTTTAATACGATTCCAGGGACTTAATTCTTTAAGTCTATCTTCACTACAAATATTTTTAATTCGATTTACAAGATATTTTATATCAAATCCTTCAACATTCCACCCTGTAATAATATCTACATTAGAACGTTTCCAGAAATCGACAAATTGATTTAATAATGAATATTCGTCTTGACATAAAATTAAATCACAATTTTCTATTGGATCTCCAGTGTATTCTCTGGACATAAATGTTGTATTGCGTTTTGTTTTCATGTTCTTCATAGTAATAAGAAGAACTTCTTCACTTGCTTGATCAGGATTAGGAAAACCAGATTGTTCTGTTGCAGTTTCAATGTCAAGAACAAATGAATTAATATGATCCATACTCCAGTCAATCAGTCCAGTAAATTTATCAGAAATAAACTGGACATCAAAACCTATATCACCATAAATTTCAAAATTATCTACATCAGAATATCGTTTAATAAAATCTCTTGTTTCACTAATACTTCCTGGTTGAATTTCTTCTACATATTGACCGAAAAGATTTTGCCACTCACTTTTCTTATTAGATTTCACATAAACTTTAGGCGAGTATTCTAATTTAAATTGAACTCGTCTACCATCTTCAATTCCCCTATAAAGAATACTATTACCTAAAATTGATACATCTGTGTAAAAATTTGACATTTATTTACCTAAAATAAATTTTGGAGAAGGTGTTGTAATATGACCAAAAACTGAATTATATTGTTCAAGGAATGCATCTTCAATCTCAATAAAAAATATAATTCGTTCTCTGTTAAAGGTTAATTTTAACTCGCTACCTTTTTGCGAATAGTGCGGGAATGGAGCAAAAGCATAAGATTGTTCTTGTGGATTTGCTCTAGAAGGAACAATAACTAATTGAATAGCATTTTTATAAACATCACCATCAGCAGTTGTTTCTACATATTCAGCAATAACATCTTCACCAGTTGCTGTTCTAAACATTCTAATATCTGTCATTTTAATTTTCCTCGTATTTTATGACATTTACGCCACATTGTTTTAAAAATTGAATACCATCATTAGATCGATATTCTGTTTTATAATACACAATTCTGATACCAGAACCATATATAATTTTTGCACACTGTAAACATGGACTATGTGTACAAAATAATGTTGCACCGATTCCAGATTCAGTATAACTAGCTAATTGAGAAATTGCATTAGCTTCAGAATGAATAACCTCATCATATGTTTTCAATCCACGCCAGAAAAATGAATCCGGAATCGGCTCATATCTATGTTGATCTTCCAACGATAAAGCAAAATATTCTGAATCAGATAAAATTACCACCTTTTCGCAAGCATTAGGTTCCCAACCTGCAGGCAACCCATTATATCCACAACTAATTATACGATTATTCTTTACAATTACTGTACCAACTTTTAATCGTTCAGCATAGGATAATTCAGCTGTACGCTCAGCTACATCCATAAAATAATTAATAAATTTATTCTTCATCATCATTCTCATATTGAAATTCTTTATCCATATCATCAATGAACCAGTTTATAATTTCCATTGCTTCATGAATATCTTCTTTTGAAATATCAGTATCATAAAATTGTTTTAATAAACTAGGAGTCATTTCAACCAATTCTTCATAATATAAATCAACAAGACGTTCTGCTCCAACATACCAAAGAGAAAGAACTTGTTCATTCTTCGTCTCACCAGAAGAACAATTATGAAAAGAATACCAATTAGAATCAGACCATCTTGTGTATGCCATAAAAATCACCAAATTATTGTATATAGAACTATTATACTATGAATCTTGAAAAATAGCAAGCATAAAAAACGGCAACCATATTGATTGCCGTTTAGGGAAATACCTAATATTCTATATTTTATTCAATTTCGAATACTTTAGGTTTTTTATGTTCTGGAATTACGTTTTGAAGTGTTACATATAACATACCGTTGGATAATGTCACTTTCTCAACCTCAACGGTATCAGAGAGCGTAAACACTCGTTTGAAATCTCTTTCTGCAATTCCTTTATGGATATAGTACAAAGAATCTAAATCCTCTGTTTTAGTAGAACCAGAAATAGTTAATTTTCCGGAATCCAGAACAATTGAAATATTATCTTTCGAATATCCAGCTACAGCCAATTTGATAACAAATTGTTCTTCTGAACGTTTGATAATATCATATGGAGGAAATCCTGTTTGAGGTTTTTCCAATTCTTTGATTCTACGAAAAATTTCGTCAAAACCAATAAATGCTGAATTATGAATAGATCTAAAATCTGCTAGTGCAGTGTTGTTAATTGTCATACATTTCTCCTTATAATAAGCAAGATATATTAAAAAGACTCCCGAAGCGAGTCTGATTTTTGTAGAACCACCCTACAAAACTATTTAGCCAGCAAAAACGTCTCCGCTCCCAGTGGCTGTATGGCCGCATGTAGCTGCATCACCAGCTCTACATACAGCAATACCATTTACAAAAACTGTTCCTGAACCGACAGCCATAACTGGACCAGCATGAATTGCTGGACCATGCCCAGCAACTGCATCACCTATTCGAACAGCGCCTTTGCCATTTACAAATACATTACCAGAAGCACCGATTAGAGTACCTCCAGCTGTGTCAGTATCTTTTCGGGTAACTCCAGGCATTATTTTTTCACTTTCCCAATATTATATTTACTAACCAAATTGTATTCATGTTTTTCTTTATATGAAAGAATCTTAATTTGGCTAATTGGAACTAATGGAGATTTACATTCATCTTGATTTCGTATTTCCAATAATTCCCAATCTGCTAATAATTTAACAATAGTATTTCTTCTGGCAATATCATTTTCGCTAATATCATGAATTTTATTATCTAATCCAAATAATTCCTTAAAATGTATAATTACATACCTACCTTGTTTATGTAAAATATGACAAGATTGATATAATGTTTTATCTTTTTTTGATAAAACACCAATACGAGATAAAGTTTCTTTGATTTTTAAAAAATCATTTTCATCAATGAACACTTCTATTCCGAATCCATTAAAAATATCACTCATTTTATAACTCCAGTTTTATCTATAACTTCCTTAATTGTTTTTATTTGATCAGGAGTAAGAATTCTCAATGCTTCCTTTGCTTTTTCGGAAGAATACCCGAAATATTCTTTTACACTCTGAATATCATCTGATTCGCTAGATTTATACCACTTTTGAAATGGTCGTTTCTTAGCTTTTAATGTATTTAGGTAAAAGTGGTATTGTAACTTGTTATCCAAATTTGGATAACGATTCATTTCGTTAACATATAATATTGTATCGTTATGTTGAGAAATTGCTCTATTAACGATATAAGGTTTATATTCTTTTTCGTTTTCCGGAGTTAAAATATCGGTTTTAGTTTGTAATACACTAGGTAAAACTTCCTTGAATAAATCAAGCATAATTCCCCCTATTTAAATTCCAAATCTACCATACATTCAGTAAAAAACGCCATTAAATTAATTTCATGATCAACAACAAAAGCTGTTTGATATTGATATTTACCAATCAATAAAACTAACTGTGGAATAGAATTACTTTTAAGAATGTCATTCATATTATCATATAATTTTCGATAAATTGTATGACTATCATTATCTAAATTATCAATAACCCATTTTCTAACATTAATAAAATCTTTT